TCGAGGGCTACCTACAGCCGGACCACCTGACCTCAAACCAAGCCTTCCGCGAGCTGGCGCAGGCCGTGAAGTCAATCCCTGGAAGCCAGGCGCGCGCGACAGAGATCGCAGGCCTGGAGCAGGTCGGCAAGCAGGCCGATGACTTGATTACCAAGATCGGCGGCATGACGGACCTGAGCCAAATGAACAAGGCCGTGCGCACGCAGCTCGACCAGACAGTGACAAACCTGTCAAATCAGGCAGACGACGCCTACAAGGCGCTGCGCACAGACATCCCTGCGCAAACCCGCGGCCCTGCTGACAACGTGATCAACTTCGTGCAGCAGCGTGCTGACGATCTGGATGGCGCACAAAACCTGTCCGGCTTGGAAAAGTCAGTTCGGCGTAAGCTGACACCCAGAGAGATCAAGGACGATGCTGGCAATGTGATCGGCAGGCGAAATCCGACCTATGCCTTGATCGACGATGTGCGGCGCGACATTGGCGCGGCAGCGCGCCAGCAAGGACCGTTTGCAGATGCAGACACCGGTCTGGCCAAGCGACTCTATTCCCTGATCGATGACGACCAGTTCAACCTGGCCGAGACCGCTGGCCGTGGCGAGCAGTACCGCCTGGCCAAAAGTCTGGTCCAGATGCGCAAGGGCTTCGAGGACGACATGGTGTCGCTGTTTGGCAAGCAGCTCGATCAGAGCCTGGTCACCAAGCTGTCCACGGCCACCACATCGCTGTCCAAAGGCGACGGCGAGAAGCTGGTCAACATCCTGACCGCCATCCCCAAGGACATGCGCCAGATGGTGGCAGCCTCGGCCCTGAACACAGCATTCGGCAAGGCCACCCAAAACGGCACGCTGAACTTCAACACCTATGCCAACTGGTACAAAGGCCTGCTGGAGAACAAGCAGGCCTACGCTGCGCTGATGAACAACCTGCCGCAGCCAGCCAGAAAGTCGCTGTCGGACCTGTACCGGGTCGCCGACAACGTGCGCAAGGCCAGCCGCGAGCGCATCACCACAGGCCGCATCCAGGCCGTCCAGCAGGAGCTGCAAGGCGCAGACTCATTGCTGGGCAGCGTCGTCATGGTGGCCAAGCGCGCAGCCATTGGCCTGCCCATCGAGGCCGCGACGACTGCCGTCGGCCTGCCAGGCGCTGGCATTGCGTCCGGCCTGACAGCAGCCCTGAGCAAAGGCGTCAAGCCGCAGGTGATCAAGGCAGCCGACGAGCTGATTGCCTCGCCTGAGTTTCAGCGCCTGGCCATCGATGGGGCAAACAAAACACCGAGTCAGGCTACAGTGAGAGCTGTGGCACGATCAGCCGCATTTCAGCGCTTTGCTGATGCTGTCAAGATGCCACGCGAGATGAGCTGGCGCGAGAGGTGGATTGTGCAATCCATGCAAGCTGGCAGACAATCCAACCAGGAGACCGAACAATGAGCGCACTCTCGATTCAACCACCGTACCCAGCATTTGCTGGCGCTGACGGTCAGCCGCTGGAGAACGGCTACATCTGGGTGGGCACGGTCAACCTGTCTCCCCAGGTCAACCAAATCGCGGTCTATTGGGACTCAGCTCTGACCATCCCGGCAGCGCAGCCCATTCGCACGCTCAACGGGTATCCCGTCTACCAGGGCACGCCATCACGGTTCTACGCTGGCAGCGACTACAGCATCCAAGTGCTGGACAGCAAGGGCAGTGTGGTCTATACCTCCACGAACGGCAATGCCTTCCCAGGCTCTGCTGGAAACCTTTACTTCAATGATGATGGCGATGGGGTGACATTGGTGTTTGCAGTTCCATTTGTGCCAAGCCTGATTTACATTAACGGCGTCTATCAGAGCCAAAACAGCTACACATTAGCCGCTGGTAATGTGACATTCTCAGAAGCGCCACCGGTCACCTCGGTGATTGAATTCTTGATTTAAGGAGAACAGAATGCTAAAAACAGTCACCAATATCATCAACGCCAGCCAGATTGCAACGCCGATTACGCTTCCTGGTAACGTTACCCTGTCCACCGGCAACCTAGTCATCGGCACAGCAGGCAAAGGCATCGACTTTTCTGCAAACTCAGGCACTGCTGGCATGACCAGCGAATTGCTAAACTGGTATGAGGAAGGTACTTGGACACCCACACAAGGTGCAGGGCTAACCGTTGTAGGCGCGTTTAGTTCAGCAGGAACATACACGCGCATTGGTAGACTGGTTACTGTCAAAGGTAACGTTGATGGGGCTACATCTATTATTGTTGCTTCTGGTGGTATCTTATGCGGTGGCTTGCCTTTTACATCATCAGGAAATTCGGTTGGTAGTCTTACGGTCAGTAATATTAATCAGCGAGGAAATGTTGTAACCATATCGTCAAGCATTTATAGCGTGCAGACAACAACGGCTGACACATCTATAATTTTTACCGTTACATATAACGTCTAAATAGGAACTGAAATGTCTTTGACCAAAGTTTCTTACAGCATGATTAAAGGCGCGTGCGCCAACGTCCTTGACTTTGGTGCTGTGGGTGATGGCACAACTAATGACACTGCCGCAATTCAAGCGGCTGTAGATAGCTTAGCCTCTACCGGCGGCGCAGTTTATTTTCCTACGGGCACATATAAGGTTGTCCCCCCAACGGCCACCACAGGCTGCATTTGGGTTCATTACAACAACATCACATTATTTGGTGATGGCGCTGCGTCTGTCATTACTACTGGCACAAGCAATTCAGCCGTGCCAATTCACGTATGCTCAAGCAATGATCTAAGTATTTCCCCGTCATCCATCTCAACCGCAGTTCAAAATTTTGTTTGCCATGACCTTGCAGTAAATGGTTCAGGTGTTTCAACGTATTACGCGCTTGCGTATGGCAGAGGTATTTTGATGCGGGTAGTGACAAACGCAATCGTAGAAGATTGCTTTGTGACTAATATGAGCATGATTGGTATTTGCTCTGAAGGTGGTAGCGGTAAGTTTTTGGTTAACGGAAATATTGTTACAAATTGTTTTTACTCCGCTATCAATTACAACGGGCGTAGCTATCAATCTATCATTAGCAACAATATCTGTTTTGGTTCAAATGCAAGCGTTAACTCAGTTGCAATTCAAGCCAATGGCCCTTGCACTATTGAAAACAACACGGTGTATGGTAGCCCTGGCGATTTCGCTAACTGCGGCGGCATCATGTGGGGTGAAGGCCCATACTCAGGCGTAGGCATTATTAGCGGCAACATTGTTAAACAATGTCGATTTGGCATAAAGACAATCTACAACGGCCCATGCACAATCACTAACAATTTAATTGTTAACTGTTTAACTTTAGGTGGCATTATTTTGGTCGGTGGGACGGCCACATCTTTTCCTGTTGGTTCTACGGATAATGTTGTTGCTAACAACACCCTTATAAATAACTACCCAATTCAAATTGATTGCGCTGCGCCTAACAGCATTATTGACGGCAACAGATTACTTGGAAATTATGTTGCAACTAACCCATCCATTTCAACAGAACCAGATGCAATCATTACATACATACCAGAAATTTCTATTGCAATAGGTGCTAACTATTGCTCTATCACTTGCAACATTATTAATGGTTCTGTTAGGGGAATTGTCCAAACAGAAGGAACTATTTTAGGTGTTGTTGCAAATAACGATATGTACGCAGTTTCGGCAGGAAACATGGCCGTTGCTACTCCTTCGTCTGTAATTTGTGCAACCACGGCATTGGTAAATCGTATTGCTGACGGAACAGGAAACTATCAGTCCCAAATAATACTAACAGCCAAACCAACGGAAGGTTTTTGGAGTGCTGGCGATATTTGGAACCGCTATCCTTTGGTTACAAGTTCAACATTGGGCGCTGTTGTTCTCGCCGTTGTAAGCACAACAACAACTGCTACCGCTATTGCTGGCGCAACATCAATTACAACGGCTGCTGCCCCATCTGCTGCGGCTGGAAATATTTTAGGTATCCAACTTGATAACGGCGCATACCATTGGACAACCACAACAAGTGTTGTCGGCGCAACGGTAAACTTTTCTGCTGCTATTCCTGTTGGGCGATCTGTTGCAAACGGTGCAAAAGTTTACGGTCAGCAATGGCGTGATTTGGCAGTATTAGCGTAATTAACAAAAGGAAAATATCATGGCTCTTGAAAAAATTATTTCCCCTGATTTGATTGAAATTGTTGAAAACGGCTGCGTTCAAGTACGCACCAAGACCGCCATCATGGAGGACGGCAAACAGATCAGTGGCACGTTCCACCGCCATGTTGTCGCCCCCGGTGATGACTACAGCGCCGAGGATGCCCGAGTAAAGGCTATCTGTGCGGCAACACACACTGATGGCGTGATTGCAGCCTACAAAGCAGCCCAAGCTGCACAAGGAGTCTGACATGGCACAGAATAGTCAAATCGCATTTGCCCCCCTTGGCAATACCGTTGTCATCCCTGCTGCCGCTGTTGCTCCTACTGGCGTCCAGGCGCTGGTGCTTGCCAGGCTTGATGCCCAGAGCACCGGCCAGTATCGGATCATCAACTCTAGCGCCAACACGGTGTTTCTGGGCGTTGGTGGCACCGCAGCAGAGGCCACGGCCAACGCAGTGGCCCCGGTCGCTGGCACGCCATCTGCGGCCATCGTGCTAATTGCTGGTGCTGTTGAGGTGCTGCGCTTTGGGCGCGAGTCATACTTCAGTGGCCTGGCCTCGGCTGCGTCCACCGTCTACATCGTCCAGGGCGAAGGCATGTGATGACCCAGGTCGATGCAACTGATGCACGGCTTCATACGCACGAAGAAGTCTGTGCGCTGAGATACGAGGCCATCCAGAAGTCGTTTGAGTCAGGCAACAAGCGCATGAGCCGTATCGAGTACATCCTGTACGCGCTCATTGCCGTGACGCTGCTTGGTCCAGGCTTTGCTGCTGAGATGCTGAAAAAGATGCTGGGGGGCTGATGATTGACCTCACCAAGGCCATTGGCGCCATTGCAGCAAGCATCGCGGCAATCGGTGGTGGCTACACCCTTGCCGACAAGTTCGGCTGGTTTGACAGAGCCATCCTTGAGTGGGCGCCAGAGCACTTCAAGATCGTGGCAGAGGCTGGCAAGCCGATCGCGGTCACCGTTGCGAGGATCAAAAAGCGCGACGACTGCTCTGTCGAGAGTTTTACCCCAAGCATCCGGGATGCGGCGGGAATGGTCCACGAAGCAACCACTACGGCCAGCAAGTTTAGCGGCCCGGCAGGGCCAGAGATTGACACGTTCACGTACCAATTGACGATGGTCAGAAAAGAAAAGATTGCGCCTGGGGCAGCCACCCTGCTGGCGACGATTAAGTACAAATGCCCCGAGGGTGAGCGAGTGGTGCAGTATCCACGCCACCCAAACCTAAATTTTGACCTGAAGGGATAAGCAATATGGACTGGCTCAAACAGATCGCACCGACTATTGCCACTGCACTAGGTGGCCCACTGGCAGGCATGGCGGTATCGGCCATCTCCAAGGCGATTGGCGTCGATCCCGACCAGGTGGGTGACTTGATCAGCAACAACAAGCTGACGGCCGATCAGATCGCTCAGGTCAAGCTGGCTGAGATCGAGCTGCAAAAGCAGGCGCAAGAGCTGGGCCTGAACTTTGAGAAGCTGGCGGTCGAGGATCGCAAGAGCGCTCGGGACATGCAGGCCACGACTCGCTCGATGATGCCTCCAATCCTGGCTGGCGCTGTGACGGTGGGCTTTTTCGGCATCATGGTGATGATGTTCTTCAATAAGATCGACAGCGCCAACCCGGCGATTCTGATGATGCTGGGCAGCTTGGGAACCGCCTGGACGGGGATCATCGCCTACTATTTTGGCTCTAGTGCCGGGAGCCAAGCCAAGACCGACCTGCTCTCCAAGGCAGCAAAATGAACCTCACGCCCCACTTCACGCTGGAAGAGCTGACGGCCTCAGAGACCGCCGAACGCAACGGCTGGGACAACAGCCCCAACGATCAGGAGCTGGCCAACCTGACGCGCCTGGCTGAATTTCTGGAGGAGGTGAAGGTGGTGCTGGGAGGCAAGCCGATCATGATCAGCTCAGGCCTGCGCACGAAGAAG